TGAGGCGGAGTCGTACGCATATCCGATGTGAAGTCTGAGAACTCCGCGAGTTGGCACAGTCACAGCCGGACTCCCAACAGCTGTGCCAGATCCAGTCGTGATCCCACCCACGATGGGGATCGTCGTTGGATCCCCACCCTTGTACGCGAGGATGATCCCAAGCGCCGCTCTGGGGTTGCTCCCACCAGAGGTGGAGAACGAGTAGCTAGCCGCCTCAGCGGCCGCTAGCTTGTATCCAATCTTAAGAGTAGCAGAGCTGTAGAGCGTGCCTCCAAGACCAGAGGGAAGTGAGGCGACCTGCCCACCGGAAGGCGAGCACGCCACGATGAATATGAGCCAATCATTGGTCTGTATACCCGACGGTCGATTGACGGAGAACGAGCCACCACTCGAATTGTCGGCCGAATTACTGGACCTGTAGACCGCCGCCGTCATGCGGGTATCTGTCTGGCAAGAGCTGTGAGTTGCGCAGTCAGGTTCTGATTGTCGGCGCGGAGCCCCTTGACCTCCTCAGTGAGCGACTCGATGGATCCAACCGTCATCGAGAAGCCCGCCTGCAAGGGCACGCTGAGGTCTGGCATGGTCTGAGGTGCCTGAAGCCCACTCAGCAGCGTCGAGAGGGTCGATAGCGTGCTCGACTCGAGCATCCCGTAGGCCTTCGACGTGCCAAGATGATCACGTGCCTGGGGCAGGAAGCTGGAGGCCATCGCCGTGAACGCCTCGATCTCCTTGGCACCGCCTCCAAGAGCAGCCGTGCGCAGCTTCTCAAACTCGGCCAGACCAGACTCGTACTTCGCCCCAGGTGAGGCTGCTGAGAGCGATCCATACTGAAGCTGCCCGATGAGCCCAGTCACCGAGGCGATCGCGCCGGCGTTGAACTGCGACACCATCTGCTGGTATAGCGCGGCGTTGTACTCACGCACCTTGTCGAGCGAGAACCCGGTCTGCTCAGCCATCGCGAGATTGGCGCGGGCTGTCCGCTCCCAGATGGTGAGCGCGTACTCCAACGGATCGGTGATCTCGAGCAGGGCATCGGTGATGCCCTTGGAGAACTCCAGTGCCTGACCGATCTCCTCGACGCCCGCCCCCTTCTTGAGGAGACCCGCGACCATCGGGTCCGATGACGTGGCGCTCTTCAGCAGTGCGTTGAGCGCGTCGATCGCGAGGTCCTGAGCATCACCAACTGATCCAGTGCCGACACGACCACCACCAGAGAGTTGGAAGGTGGACTCGTCGCGCTCCCCAAGCCAGATGTTCAACAACTCCTGCGTGAACTGCACGCCGGATGCTCTGAGCGCACTTATGTCCTTCTGGATCGCCGCCGCCGCCTGCTCAACTCCACTGAGCGTGTTGTCGCTCGACTCGTGTGTCGACTGCGCACCGAATCCAAAGTCGGTCATCCCAGGCGTGAACGTGGCGACCGATCGATTGTCGCTAGGCTTGGGAGCAAATATCTTCTTGGCTATGCCAACGACCGCGCCGACCACTGGAACCCACTTGGCCGCGAACGAGCCTAGGCTGTTCAGGATACCCCCGAGCCCAGCGCCACTGCCGCCGAACAGTCCACCCTCACCGAACAACTTGCCCGCCTTCGCCATGTCGTAGAGCGTGGATGTCCACGTCGAGATCATCTTGTCAGCCAAGGACTCGAAGTCAGCTATACCAGTGGCGACAAACTCAGTGAAGAAGTCCTTGCCAGCGGCATCCATCTGATGCGTGACGTTCTCCCAGTAGGCAGCCACCTCATCGAACGCGCGCTGCTGCTCCTGGATCCAATCATCCGTGAGCGCTCTTGACGAGTCAGCCGATTCCTCCCCTAGCTCCTCCAGATACTCGAGCGCCTGCTCAAGCTCACGCTCCAGAGCAGCCTCACGCACCTTGTCCAACTCAACCCCGGCGTTGGCCAGATCCTTCAGACTCTCTCCAATATTCTTGTCGAACTGCTCGCGGCGCTTGTCCTCCGAGATGCGCCAGTCATCGTACATCTTCTCTCGAATCTTGGAGAGAGCATAGATGCGATCCGCCTCCTCATTGTAGTGCTTGAGCTGCGCCGCGGCGAGCTTCTCCTCCTCCGCAAAGCCTGCCTGCATCCGCTCGATGAAGGCTTCGGCCGATTCCTTTCCCATCTGACTGAGTGTCGCCAGCGCCTGCTCAAGCTCCTTGGCCTCCGCAGTGAGATCGGTGATACCACTGGCTGGAAAACCCTCAGCGCCACCCGCCCAATTTCCAGTTTTCTTGTCGAGCGCCATGCTCTTGCCAAAACCTGGTGTAGGCGTGTCCTTCCACAAGCTGGAGAGTTTCCCCCAGTAAAAGATCAACTCCTGGATGTTTCTGTTGACGCCCTCCACCTCTCGTGAGAGCTCATCCATGACACCGATGACCGGTGGCGCCGCGTTGCTTGCAAGGTCCGCCAATGCTTTGTGGAGCCTGTCGTAGGACTTTGACGCATCATCATTCGATGCGATGACCAGGCTCACGGCTTGGCGCGCGAGCATGAACACTCCAGCCGCGGAAGTGTAACGGCGCACCAACGAGTTGAGAATGTTGCCCTGACGCGCCGCGGCTGCGGAGACTTTATCGAGCGCTGCCTGAACCTTCGCTTGAGCCGCAGCAGCCTCACGTGCGGCGGCATCAGCATCCTGAGCCATCTTGGCGAAGTGCCGTGAGACCAGAGAAGTCGGTCTCTGCATCGCGGCTTCAAACTTGCGAGCAGCCTCCTGAGCGCGATCAAAACCAGGCTGAAGCTGACTGAGATCGGCAGTGACCTTGACTTCTGCCGTGCCTAGAGTGAGTGCGGTACCATCAGCCATCAGCTCTTCTTGCCCTTCGCCTTCTGCTTCTGAGCATGACGCGCGTTGTGCGTGCGCGCGAACTCCGTGAAGTTGTCCGCAGGTGTAGACTCTGGCTTGGATGTACCGAAGATCATCTTGAGCATGTCCATCCGTCCCTCACGCGCGAGCACTATGTAGTTGACGTCGGCAGTGAGCGTCTGCTCTTCTGTCCAGCCCAGCCACCCAGCCGCGATCTTGGGCAGCTCGACGTGGTAGTAGTCCTCTATGGTGACCCTTTTTCCTGCACGCCTTCCTCTAAAGGGAGCTCTTTCAACTCCTCCTCCGAGATCGGACGGCCACCATTCGAGAGGTTGGTCAAGAACGTGATGCACGCTGGCGCCAGGTTCCTGAGCCCGGTATCGTAGACCTTCTCGGCGAGATCCTTAGACGAACGTCCCAGACCCGCCTCGATCACCTCAACGCACGCGTTGAGCTCAAGTGTTGCGCAGCGCTGAACCATGCGCGCGATCCCATCACTCTTTGACAGCGCCTGGGCCGCCTTCAGCGTGGGCTTCAGGATATACTCCACGCCACCGATCGTGATGGGCACATCGCCCGCTCCCATTGTTGTGCTCTTTGACATCTTAGGCTCCTATTGCTTGTTATTGCTTTGCCTGGTTGGGGTGCTAGTTCGGGTTGCTCGCGAAGATGGCCGAGTTGACGCCGACGCTGAACATGCGCTTGACGATGCTGTTCACGTCGTTCACCTGAAGCCGCTTCGAGAGCACCTTGCCCCGGAAGTAGTGGACCGACGTGAGCCCCGAGAGCGTGATGGGGTCGTTCAGGACGACCTTGAAGTTATAGTCATTGGGCTGACCCTCGGCCGCGATCATGGCATCCTGACCAAGGTCCAGCGGATCATCTCCGCAGACGATGGCCATCGTGCCCGCATCACGCGCGCCCTTGAACTTGCGCACGCGAGTGTCGGCGAGCGACGCGAAGGTGATCACATTTGCCTCGTCGCCAAACTCACCGAGATTCTCGATCTCGGCAACCTCGGTGTAGGTGTCGGTGGCGAACTCGGCAACGACAGCCGACTCCGACTGGTTCTGATTGATCGAGAGCGTGGTTCCGATGTAGAACCTTGTCCCGCCTGCAGCATTGACAGTCATGATAGTCTCCTTTCAATCCTAAGCATTCTTGCTCAATCTGATCGTCAGCGTGACGACCCTTCCGAGGAGACGATCATCCCCCGTGGGTGCTGGAATGGGGCCACTGGCTACGATGTCGATCACGTTGTAATCATCGACAACGAGCATCTCACGACGTCTGTGAAATGCCTCGCGCAGAGCATAGCCTATGGCCTCGATGTTACGGTAGTCATCCTGCTGCCCGAGAGCGGACGTCTCCCTGATCGCCTGCCCATAGATCGCCAGGTCCCGCATGATGACGGGGCGAAAGTTGATCAATGCATCCTGATTGACGAGCACGATGTCGGGAGAGATGACGATCATCGGATAGACACCCTCACCCGGCACTGGCCGGCGCGTGAAGATGCTCGGCTCACCCGCATAGGTGCCAAGCAGGTCCGTGATGCCCGACAGACCGAGGATCGCGTCGCGGAGAGGCTGGGCGAGGTTCAGGCTCATCCCATCTCCCTAAACACTCTCTGGATCTCGTCGTTCACATCCTGCTGGATGCGAGGAAGCATCGTCGCCAGGGCTGGGCGCAGGAAGGGGCGGGGCTCCATGCGCACGGTCCCATACTCGAGTGGGGCCGCGTGGAGCGCGTTGAAGCTGACGATCCCCGTGAGCCTGTCCGGCTCGTAGCGGGTACCGCTCTGCTGGACCAGCGCTCCAGTATCGCTCGCAGGCGCTTCCCCAGGCGCGCTGGCCTGGTGGAGCACGCCGCGGCGGCGATAGATGCGCCCCGTCTTGGGAGGGTTCTGGACGCGTCTGACAGCCTCCTGGTGGACGGCCTCGGTCCCACGCACCACACCACGCATGGCGGCCGCGCGAAGTCTTCCCAGGATGGCTGGCCCGTTCCAGTTCATCGGGTAGTCCTCGTGAGGGGCTTGAACCTGAACTCCCAATGTCCGATGCGCCCGCTCGCATCCACATCGATGTGGGCAATGTAGCAGACCCCAGCCACGAAGGGTAGCGTGTCAAGGAGCAGGCCTCTGTAGTTGCCATTGGACGCCGCAACGTAGTCCATCGTGATCGGGGAACCTGAGAGTGGGAAGACGGCGTTTCCATCCTCGTCCTCGATCGTGGTCACGGCGACGGACGCGTTGTTGATGTAGGCGTCCGTCAGAGCATCCATGAGCCCGATCAGCTCAAGAAAATTCGTGTTCGCGACGAAGGCTGTCAATTCAATCTCCTGTTCGCCTTCGGACTGCCCAGCAACGCCGACTCAAGCTCGACATCACCTTCCAATCCCGATGGAGTGTTGACCGCGTCAGCATCCAGAGCAGCGCGAGTGTCTACAGACTGGCAATCAAGAGCTGGTCCGATGTCCACCTCAATGTCTCCTAGCGCCGCATAGATTCTCACCGAGGCCATCAGGTACGCAGGTTCGACAACACTACCGGTCCCGCTACCACCAAAGTAGTGGGGCCCAAAGTAATGCGCGCCGAAGTAGTGATGGCCAAACATCAAGTGAGATCCCTTACCACGGCTGTCCTGTTGCCATTGGCGTCCACGGTCGCGCTGATGCGATCCTTCGTGTCCTCCAGATCACGATACTTCGGATTTGTCCCCTCCAAACCACTCGCCTTGCCTCCAAGTGCCGAATTGGAGAGTCGTATGGATTGCCGCGCGGTCACGGCGCCATCAACAGCCTCCTCCCAGGTGGCAGTGGCGTTCTCGGCGGCCGTGGGCACAGCGTCGATCAGCGCGGCCACGTCGGAGGCATCAGCCGGATCAGCCGGCAGATTGTCCGTCTTGAGTTTGATGGCCGCGATGCTGGAGTTGTCGGGAGCCGTGTAGTTGGATCCAGCAAGCCTGGTGCTGACGGCCACATCGAGCAGCGCATTCACACGGGACCACATCTCAGTGATGGCACCAGCGAAGCTGTCGCTGACCATGCCGAACGATCCAACACTCGCACTCCACACGCGTGAGACGATCGCATCGAAGAACCCGGTGGAGAACTTCGGCTCAGTGAGCACACCATCGGAGATGTCCTCAACATGAGAAGCCATGCGCCCCGCCACGAGGGCCGCAGGGATGCGCCCAGCGATCACACCGATGGTCGTGTTGTCCGGTGCGGTGTAGCTGGATGAGGCCAGACGGGTGGACACGGCAACGTCCAGCAGAGCAGCCTGCCTGGACCACATCTCTGCCACGGCGCTGGCAAAACTATCTGACACAGCACCGAAGGCTCCGACCGACGCGCCCCACACGTACGAGGGGATACCATCCCAATAGTTCTGAGAGAAGGAGGCAAAGGAGATCGAACCGTTGGAGACACCCTCAACCTGGGAGGGCATGCGTCCGTTCACGAGAGTCGCAGGCAGACGTGCGGAGATCGAGGCCACTCCAGCATTGTCTGGTGCCGTGTAGCTGGCGCTCGCAAGACGAGAAGAAGTGGCAACATCGAGGTTTGTCCCAATGATGAACCCGGCCGTGCCCGCCCCGTATGCGCCAGGAAGGGTTGTCCCCCATGGATCACCAGCTGAGCCAGCCGAGTTGAGGGCGAAACCCGTGGACCCAACGGTGAGATGAGCAGAAAGTGTGATGTCCCACACATCACCTGCGGAGTGAGACTTGCTCCACATCTCAGCCACCGCACTTGCGAAACTATCGGAGACGGCTCCAAGAGCACCAACAGAGGCGCCCCAGACGTAGCTGGTGATCCCATCCCAGAAACTCTGCGTGAACTTGGAGAATGTTAGGACACCATCAGCGACAGATCCAACGTGAGCATCCATGCGCCCACCGATCAACCCGGCCGGAAGTCTCCCTATGATGGAGTTAAGAGAAGCGCCT